AACTGATCGAGGCCGAGCGCCTGGCCGACGAGTATATGTATCCGGTGCCGCCGACGCCCGTCGCGCCCGGCGTGATCGTCAAAATGGGCATCGAGCAGGATCACTTCGGCCGCCCGCTCGCCTACTATATCCGAACCCGTCATCCCGGAGAGATGCGCGCCTCGGCCGGGGAGATCGACCTGCTCGAGCGCGTGCCCGCCGACCAGATCATCCACTTGCGCCTGACGGACCGATGGCCGCAGACACGAGGCGTGCCGTGGATGCACGCGGTGGTGCGGAAGTTGAACGACATGGACGGCTACACCGAGGCCGAGATCATCGCGGCGCGCGGGGCGGCCTCGTACGTATTCACGATCGAGACGCCGGAAGGCGAAGCGTCACCGCTCGCGGGACAAGTACCCGCCGGCAGCGGCACCGCTGCGCCGGCGGTGCAGAAGGAACTCGCGGTCGAGCCGGGCATGGGCGTGCGGCTCGATCCGGGGGAAAAATGGGAAACGCACGTTCCGTCGCGCCCCAACACCGCGCTCGACCAGTTCATGCGCTACATGCTGCGCGAGTTCTGTGCCGGCACCGGGCCCAGCTACGAGAGCGTGTCCCGCGATTACTCGCAGTCGAACTACTCCTCGAGCCGCCTCGCGCTGCTGGACGATCGCGATCTGTGGAAGATGCTGCAACAGTGGTGGCTGCGCTCGTTGCGGCTGCCGGTGCATAAGGAATGGCTGCAAGCGGCGGTGTTGTCGCGCACGGTCCCGGCGATCCGCATCGAGGAATACGCGACCGACCCGAAGAAATTCGAGGCGGTGCTGTTCAAGCCGCGCGGCTGGAGCTGGGTGGACCCGACCAAGGAAGTCGCCGCCTACAAGGAAGCGGTCAAGGCCGGCTTCATCACGGTGTCGGACGTCATCTCCCAGACCGGCAACGGGCTGGACCTAGAGGACGTGCTCACCCAGCGCGAGCGCGAGCTGAAGATGATGGAAGAGAAAGGCCTGATGTTTGACACCTCGCCCGAGGTCTACGTCGCGGAAGAAAAACCGGCGCCAGTGACGACGCCGCCGAAAGAAGGCACCGACCCGCCCGATAAGGAAGACGAAGATTCCGCAACCAACGGCCCGCCGAAGCGGGCCGTTTCAATTGTGAGGTGACCATGACGACAGCCACCAAGCCGACCATTGCCGACATCCTCGCCAGGCGCGACCGCCTCGAGGCGCACTTCGACCGCGCCAGCGTCAAGGAAGACCAGCGCACCGTCGAGCTCGCGTTCTCGTCCGAGGAGCCGGTGCTGCGGTGGTATGGGCAGGAGATCCTGTCCCACGCCAAAGGCTCGGTCAACCTGGAGCGGCTCAAGTCCGGCCGCGCCAACATGCTCGTCAACCACGATCCCGGCGACTGGGTGGGCGTCGTCGAGTCCGCGCGCGTGGACGACGACAAGAAGGGGCGCGCCACGGTGCGCTTCGGCAAGAGCGAGCGTGCCGACGAAGTCTTCCGCGACGTCAAGGACGGCATCCTCGCCTCCGTCTCCGTCGGCTACAGCCGCGACGAGATGAAGCTCACCCGCACCGGCAAGGAAGAGGAAGACGAATACACGGTCACCCGCTGGACACCGTTCGAGGTGTCCCTCGTGACGGTCCCCGCCGACCACACGGTCGGCGTGGGCCGGGCAGCAAATCAGGTTCTTAACCCGGCGGTTTCCGCCACAACTCAGGAGTCGACTATGACTACCGAAGCAAGGGCCGCGGCGACCCAAACCGCCGATACGGCAGCTGCAGCAACAGCAGCGGCCGCAGCAGCCGCAGCAGCCGCAACACAAGGCGACGCAGTGGAACGCGCGCAACGAGCCGTGCAGCAGATGAGCGTGGTGGAGATGGAAAAGGCCCGCCGCCGGGCGATCGAGAACCTGTGCAAGGCGAACAAACTCGACGACCGCATGCGCGACGCCTGGATCTCGCAGGGCTACGCGATCGAGCAGGTGTCCGAGGACATCCTGCGCATTCTGGAGGAGCGCGGCCGCACCAACCCGCAGCCCGCGAGCCGCCTCGGTCTCACCGCCGACGAGACGCAGAGTTTCCGTCTGTCTCGAGCAATTATCGCCGCGTCTTCCAAGGACTGGAAAAACGCCGGCTTCGAGCTGGAGTGCTCGCGAGCGGTCGCGCAAAAGCTGGGGCGCGTGGCCGAAGATTTCAGGTTCTACATTCCCTTCGAGGTGATGGAGCGGCCGCTGGATCTCCAGGTGCGGCAGTACCTCTCATCGCTCGGCCGACGCGACCTCACCGTCGCAACTGCCGGCGCGGGTGGCTTCCTGGTCGGGACCGAGAACATCGGTTTCATCGAGATGCTGCGCAACCGCTCGGTCGCCTTCCGCATGGGCGCCCGCCGGCTGTCGGGCCTGCAGGGCAGCGTCACCGTTCCGCGGCAGAGCGCAGCGGCGACGGCGGTGTGGCTCGCGAACGAGGCGAGCACCATCACCGAGAGCCAGCAGACGTTCGTCCAGATGGCGTTGACTCCCAAGAACGTCGGTGCCTACACCGAGATCAGCCGCCAGTTGCTGCTGCAGAGCTCGCCGGCGGCGGATGGGATCGTCACCGACGACCTCGCGCAGGTCACAGCGATCGCGGCGGACCTGGGCGTGCTCGAGGGCTCCGGCGCGGGTGGCCAGCCGACGGGCATTTCCGGCACGGCTGGCATCGGATCCGTAACCGGCACGTCGCTGGCTGCGGCTGGCGTCATCGAGTTCTTGACCGACGTTGCCACGTCCAACGTGACTCCGGCCCGTCCGGGGTACGTCACCACGGCGGCGGTCGCCGGGCTCCTGATGGCTCGCCCGGAACTGCCGACCACCGGTACCACCCGGCTGTGGATGGGCAACCCCTGGGATGGCTCGCTGTTCGGTATCCCGGCGATGTCGTCCAACCAGCTCACCGCGGCTTCGATGATCTTCGGTGACTGGCAGGAAGTGGTGGTCGGCGAGTGGGGTGTCCTCGAGGTCGAGGTCAACCCCTACGCCAACTTCCAGGCGGGCATCATCGGCGTGCGTGCGATCTACTCGATGGACGTCGGCGTGCGCCGTCCGTTCGCGTTCTCCCGCGCAACCAGCATCACCTAATCCAACCCAGGCCCCGAAATGGCCCTGACGGCGGCGGGCTCGGCGCTCGTCGCCGGCAGTACACAGGAGAATCACATGCAATTGCAGGTTACGAAAGTGCGCGTGGTACGCGCGTTCTACTTCGACAAAAAACCGACCACGGTCGGAACTGTCGTAGAGCTTCCGAAAATCTTCGCGTCCGAGATGATCGCCGCGAAGAAGGCCGAGCCTCACGATCCAAATTCTGACGCTAAGGAGGCGCTGGAATCGAAAAAGCTGGATCCCAGGGGCGGCAAGCTGGTCTGATCGTACGCGCCTTAATCAAAAGCCCTGCTCCGGCGGGGCTTTTTTTGAATGCGCAGTCTCACTCGATAAAGGAGAACGAACATGATGGGCAATCAAGGACAGGCGGCGGCGGTTGTAAAGCTGCTCGACCCCGCATCGGCCGCGAACACCGCGGCGGCCACCAGCGCGTGGATTGACGCGCGCGCGGCCGAAGGCGACATCGTCTTCACCAACCAGGTCGGAGCCATGACCGGCTCGATCACCTGGACCATCGAGGACGCGACCGACGGCTCCGGCACCGGCGCCGCCGGCATCACGCCGAACGAGGGCGCGTATGCCTCGGGCGCGGCCAACCAGGTCCAGAAGCGGACCGTCAACGCCAGCGCGGTGCGTGGCTGGGTGCGCTGCGTCGGTACCATCGTCACCGGCCCATCGCTGGTGGCGGTCAACATCAAGTACCACCCGAAGTACACGACCTAGTCCCGGAGAGGCGAGAGGAGAGAGGCGCATGTTCACCGAAGACCTCTCCCCCTTCTTCGCCGACTGGGGCGAGGCGTTCACGCTGCAGGGCGGGGCGGCGGGCGGGGTGACGGCGATCTTCGATGCGGCCTACCTGTCGCAGCTCGGCATTGCCGGCACCAACCCGGTGGCGCTGGCGAAGGCCGCCGACGTCGCCGCGGGCGACATCGGCAAGACCTTCACCCGCGTTGGCACCACCATCGTCTACACCATCAAGGGCTACGAGCCCGAAGGCGACGGGGCGTTCGTGCTGCTGCAGCTGGAAGCGCCGTGACGCCTCTCGGGGGATAAATGGCTCTGCATCGCGCTGAACAAGTCATGGCGGCCATGCAGGCCCTGGTGACGGGGCTTGCCACCACTGGCACCAGGGTTGACCGCGGCCGCGGCGAGCCGATCCCGGAAGGAAGCACGCCGGCGCTGCGGGTGGCGATGGGCGCGGACACGATTGTCGAGCCGTGGGCTCACCAGTTGCTTGACTCCGATCTCGACGTGACGGTGGAAGCGTTCGTGCATGACAGCGCGGCCAACGTCGAGACGCTGTTCAACCAGATCCGCAAGGAAGTGAACATCGCGCTGGTGGCGGACTACACGCTCGGCCTCGCCTTCGTGCACGCGATAGTCGAGCTGGGCGCGATTCGCCCGCAGGTCAGCGGCGACCTGGCGAAGCCCGCCGCGGCGATGGAACTGCAGTACCGCGTGAGATACCGCCGCTCGCGGCTCGACCCGAGCGCGTGAAGGAGATCGCCATGAGTGAAGCAAAACCCGTGAAGCCGCCGGCAGCGCCAGTGCGTCAACGCCAGACCATCACGTTGAATCCATCAACGAACGAAGCCGTGCCGCGCAAGGGCGCGAAGCGGAGAACGGAGCCGGGCCACGACGCGCCCGCCGCCAGCACAACCACGACGGACAACGTAAAGGAGTAACACCATGCTCGACAGGCGCGCAGTCGCTCTTTTCAAGGATGAGAGCACGTACAACACCGACTCCACCCCGGTCGCCGGCACCGACGCGATCATGTGCGAGGACCTCAAGTGGAGCTTCAGCAACTCGCGCATGGTTCAGCGGAAGCCGATCCGCGCATCGCTCGCCGCGATGAAGCCGATCTACGCGGGCACCCTCATCACCGTCAGCGGCAAGACAGAGATCAAGGGCTCCGGCGCCGCGGGCACCGCGCCGGAGATCGCGCCGCTGCTGCGGGCGAGCGGCTGGGCGGAGACCATCGTCGGTGGTGTATCCGTCACCTACAAGCCGACTTCGGTGCAGGCGAGCATCAAGTCCACCACCGGCTACTTCTACGACGATGGCCTGTTGCTGAAGATGACCGGCGCCCGCGGCAAGGGCAACGTCGAACTGGCGGTCGGGTCGGTCGGATATTACAACTGGGAATTCAC